AGAGCGTTGCTGTTAAGCCACTCGTCATTGAGAGCTTTGCTCAAGGTTGGTACTTTGATTTGTTCTTGTTCTGCAACAGAAGCACCTGTGTGGATAGAGAACTTGGTGGTTTCTGCTGAGTACAGGAACGAGGTAAGTTGGTCTATGTGTGGGTAAATCTTGTTGTAGATGGCGGGTACATCATCAGGCGCATTACCAAACAGATAGTAAGAGCGTAAGGATGTGTAATCAACTTTGCGCTGTTCACGACTGACAAGGCACTTCTCTATGAGTTCTAAATAAAAATTTTCTCTGGCTACGGGTTCTTTAGGGATTCTCATTTTCTCACCTGTAAGTTTTCGTGGTCATTCATTACCACATTCGCACGGGGGCCTTGCAAGTCACCTGTTGATTTTGGGTTAATTCCCACGGATTCTCCATTAACAGACTTAAATTGTCCACCCATAACCGATTTCATGCTAATGTTGCCACCTCCACCCCAGATAACGGACTCGCCCGGGCGGGTTTGTTTCTGTTGCTGTTGATTCTGGGACTGAATTGCGTCTGTAGCCTCGGCAAACTGCTTGTCTGACAGCTTATTCTTGCGTTTCATGTAGCCAGTCTGGTGTTCTCCAGCTTTTGTGGACTTAATGTCCGTCATATCGTATTCAATAGCCAGTTGCTTCAGATTATTGTCGGTTGCAGAGGTTTTTGCCGACCTTGTGCCTACTGGCTTCAAGTGGACAACAGATAACTCACCTTTGCAGTGTTTCATGGGGCATGTTGGCTCCCATGCCTCAAAGATTCCGTGGTTTGTGCAGTAATAGTCTCTCAGTATTCCCATTTTTACCCCCTTAGTGCTTCGTCAAGTGAAATTTCGCTGTAATCGTGCCTGTTTACCATCCCAACTTTGATTTTTATGCCGTCTGAGGTCACTTGTAGACCCATTTTTGGCTTAAAAACGGGTTGAGATGTCTTTCTGTAGTCCACATAACGGGTGTTATCTATGCGTTTCATGACCTTTACATTGCCAGCAACCCACTGTTGATAGGCTTTACTGACCCGTTTTTGCACGTTTTCTGTCAGTGGTTCTTCGTTATAGATGAATACATCATGGAAATGCCCATGACTTATCCCTGCAAGTTCAGCAAAAAGGGCAATAGAGATGCCTCTTTCCTTGTCAGCGTAGAAACGCTGCATGTGTTTTGTCAGTTCACGCTTGCTTAACGGACTCATATTGGTACTCCACTGTGTAACCTATGCTCTGCAACCACAACACAAACTCTGCCTCGCCATACGATTTGGTAGGGTCAGCAGGAACAACGATGTGATTATTTGTTTTTAGCTTTCTTGTCTGGGCATGGTGGCCTAGCAAGCCACCAAAATCAAAGCCTTGCTCGTGAAAGCCGTGCCCCACATACTCAATGCTGAAGTTTTTAGCTATTTCATCAGGACAATACTTATAACCATAAGATTGAAGGATGGGCTTCAATATAGCTGAAAGTTGGGCATCTTCATTCCAACCGTGTATCTCATTTGCGTTTAGGTGCATGATGCCGTGCTTGTTACAGGCTTCTAAGAATCGCTTGCTTCGCAAAGAGAATCCACCGTTTTGCACCACCTTGACTGGCTCTGTGGCCTGAGTCCAAGAAAAGTGTAGGTACAGGTTACCGTCACCAAAAGCACAGTGTGAGGGTGCGCCTATGTAATCGTAGTCATAGTATTCAGGCTTGAAGTTCTTGCCGTTCAGAACCCACCCATCGTCTTGGACGATAAGGCAGTAGTCAGTCTCTATATAGGCGTACAAGCCGTGCATCATGAAGAGGGAATACCCAAGGTAGTCTATGTGGTGGCAACGCTTCCAGACTACATTGCTTGGCAAGTTGGGGGGTTCTTCTAGGGAGATGAGTAAGCCTTGTGAGCCTGGCAACTCTTGCATAGACTTGACTATGGAGGGTATGGCAGACGCTCCATTGTTGTGCCCGTAGACAGACACGATGGTCAATTCACTGTGAACCATACATTCCAATCCTCTTTAAATAATCACTTACGTTTCTGCCTACAGCTATTTGTTCAGGAGAGAAAGATTCTTGTGCTGCGCTCACATTGCGGGAGAGTTTGTGCGCTATCAATCTAGGCTGAATTTGCTCTGCGTAGGCAACGGCAGCGAGGGCAGAGGCAATCACACGGTCATCTTTACCACGACCAGGCGCACCTAAGAAGCCTCCTTCTCGCACGATACCTTTCATTTCTTCTAAGGTATCCATGCTAAGAATGCCCATCATGCCCCGTTCAAAATAGTCTTTCATGTACTGCAACATACGTTCTTTGCTGTTGGCGGTGGTGAGGTAGCCAATACTGTTGGACAGACCACCAAGGGTGTCGTTACGCCTCCAGATGTAGTTGGTCATGCTACCCAACACATCCATCAAGTCCCGACCTGTAGCCCCGCCCATAGATGTTGCCAAGCGTTTCAAATTACGCAACTCGTTGATAACCGCCTGACCTGGGCCATTAACTTCCAAGTTCAGGGTCGAGTTCTTGTATGCGCCAGCAAGGTGCGCTATCACCCACGCAAACTGGTAGGTGTTGAGTTCAGAGGTTGCAAACTCCGCTACTTGGTCAAGTCCATCTGCATAACAGCGGTAGACCTGAATACAGAATCTGTCTGCCCAGTCAGAACTACCGTAGGCAGGGTCTGCACCTATCACATAGTAGGCAGAATCTATAGGCTCTTCCCATATCTTGAGAGTTCCCAGACGCTCCGTAGACTTCAGCACCTCAGTGTCTTGAAAGAGTTGACCAAACGAATACCTATAGTAATCACATTCTGTGGTCTTGCTCTTCTTGGCAGCTTCTGTACAGCGGGTATGTGAGAAGAAGGATGTGCCCGTCATTACAAAGGCATAGTCCTCAGTGGGTGGAAACTCTTGGTACATAAGAGCATCATCTTTGATGCCCTCTGCCATCTTCCAACGCCACCAGGCCATTTGTCTGCTGTTAATCTCAAAGCCGTAGAGCTTCTTAATATCTTTGTGCCATTCCTTTTCTTCCCCTGTCAGCTTGCCATCCCAGTACACCTTGTAGATGTTTGAGTCGGCAGGGACTTGGTAATACTCATTTCTCCACCAGCCGCAGAAGATTGCACGTTGAGTCTTAGCTCGCTTGGCAGTCTTATACATGTCATGGAACATGTTGAAGCCTTGAGCCGTACTCTCAAACAAGTACAGCCTTTCTGGGTTCTTTTCAGCAAGAGAAGCTATCAGCGAGGCTAGACCTTCTTCGTTTCCCCAAGAGGCTGTCTCTGTACCGTGTAGATAAGTGATAGCTTTACCTTGTCCCAGACGAGACTTATTTCCCGCAATTTGATAGAACAATCTTGACCTGTTCTTGAGAACCATCTGGTTGCGGTTATGGGCAACCAAGGGTATCTTGTATTCCTTGGGTAATCCTTCAATGTACATAGCAAGAGTAGAACGGAACATGTCTCTGTTCTCTTCTGTATCCGCAACCAATGTACCTTGCCACCCTGGATGGGTGAATTGCCAGTAAAGGTCAAGTGCCAAGGAAATAGTTGTGATACCCAACTGCCTACCTTTGAGGATGACAAAGAAGTGAACGTCTTCATCTAAACCTTTCTGTATCTCATCCATCACATATGTCTGAGTACCCAGAAGGTTACCCATCTTCTTCAAGCCCTCTTCCTTAGTCTCAATCTTGAGTTCGGAACAGAACTTGTAAAACTTCTTCAGGTCAAAGTTCATCTGTCTTCCAATTAGCAATAACGTAGCGACAATCTGTCTTTGCACACGCTATAAGTTCCCGAACATGTCTTTCTGAATACCTGCTCTTCCAATCACTGACAAGAGCAACCTTCTCCTCTTTCTTAATGCAAGACGAGGCTCTCCTCATCTCTGCTCGCAAGCGCAAACGGCTCTCCTGTAGCTGCATCCTCAAATCCAACTCTGTAGCCATACGCCACCGCCTTCTCTATCTCCACCGACATCATGAGCATCCTCCCCTCTGTTTGACAAAGACGAGTAGCCAGGATGCGACACACATGCCGCAACTCATCCTCCGTCATCCACAGTAGTTCAGTCATCTTGGTATCCAGCCCATTTAAACAAGTAGTAATACATTAACTCCTCCCACCTCTGCTTAGGATGCTTCTCTATCAAGTCACAAGCACACTCAGCTTGCCAGAGCCAATAACGCTTACTCATGACATTCTCCACACCCTGACAGTGTCACCCTCAGTCCTAGCAGCAAAGTACCTGCCCAACCTCTTACCAGCCCTGTAGTTGGCATTCAACACCTTCGCACGGGCTACCAGAGGCACTACAAAACTATCCCCTACCTCCATATCCTCATACGGGTAAGCGTAAACAGTACGCTGTTTAGGCATCCTTACTCCACTCTCCAGCACTAGCTCTGTAATCATATTAACCTCTCTACCAATAACTCCATAGTATAGATAAAAAAAGGGCTAGTCAAGAAGTAACCCCTGACTAACCCTTAAAGAAGCCGCTAGAGCATTCGGGAACTAGCAGCAACTGCAAAACCAACTCTACCAGAAAATGTAAATTTTTCTATGGGGGGCGAGAAGTGGGGTACACCTCTTTTCAGACCCTCAGACCCAATAGTGTGGGCGCAAACACTGTGGAAAGCACAGGCAAAGCATAGGTTGTCCCTTGTCCCTTATTTAACGCATGACTGTAGCATGTAGGGGATAACTACTACACAGGGTGAGCGGGATGTGATA